CGGCGCGATGAGTGTTGAGCAAATCCAAGAGGAGGAGGATCTAATTCGATGAAAATTAGTTATCCAATAGAAATAACCGCAGCTGATACCAATAAGCGCACAATCTCAGGAAAAATCGTTACATGGGATGAGCAAGGATCAACAAGTGCAGGATTAACTGTGTTTGAAAAAGATTCAATCGATTTTTCTAAGCCAGTTAAATTATTGCTTGAGCATGAGCGAACCAAACCTCTAGGAAAATTAATTGACATAACTGCAACAGATACAGGATTAGAGGCGACCTTCCGTCTGGCAAAAACTTTTTCTGCGGATGATGCGCTCGAGGAAGCAGCAACTGGATTACGCGACGGCTTTAGTGTGGGTGTAAAAATTAATGAATGGAAAAATGAGGAAGGCGTGCTAAGAATTAAATCAAGCACACTTCAAGAGGTTTCACTAGTAACCGAGCCAGCAATTGACAGCGCAAGAGTTGCTGAGGTTGCAGCAAGTGAAACACCAGAGAATTCCGAAGCAACCGCTGAGGAAACAACAACACAGGAGGACAAAGTGTCAGAGATTACATCTGAAGCTCCTATCGCGACCGAAGCGGTAGAAGCGGCACAAGCTCCAGTTGTAACAGCTAACTACATGGCTTACACAAAGCCACGCGTAGATACAAATGTTACAGCAGGACAATATGCAGCAGCACAGATTCGTGCAATTCAAGGCGATAACGATGCACGCGATTTACTTGCAGCATTAGCAATTGGAACAGTTTCAGAAAACACAGGAATGATTCCACCAAATTATTTACGCGATGTTATTGGCGTAATTGATTCATCAAGACCATTTATCGATAGCATCGAGCGCGCACCGCTTCCAAATTCTGGGCTTAAAATATTTACTCCAGTGCTTGGAAATCAGGCAATCGTAGGATTAACTGCTGAGGGTGTTGAATACGCATCTCAAGATACAGCTGTTACTTTCCAAGAGGATAATATTGTCAAATTTGCAGGGGCAAATGTTTTTAACCAAGAGGTGTTGGATAGATCAGACCCAAGTATGCTTGACCTGCTCATTCGTGAGTTGGCCGCATCTTACGCACAAAAAACTGATGCTTATGCAGCTAAGATCGCATCAGAAGCAGCAGCAGGATCATCAGGATCAACAATTTACACAGCAATCGCTGATGGAATTGCAGATGCTTACAATGTAATGCGCTTTACACCAAATCGCTTGATGGTCGCTCCATCAGGTGGCGAGGATGGCATCGACTTTGCTGGATTACTTGGCGCAGTTGCAGATGGTCGTCCACTATTCGCAGCAGCAGCACCACAAAATGCTGCTGGTCTAATTTCTCAGGGCAGTACAAATGGTACAGTTGCTGGATTAGATTTAATTGTAGATCCTAACTACACAGGTGATAATGCAAATGTTAAGCACGCATTAATTTACCCATCACAAGCTATGAGATTCCATGAGTCTGGAACATTTGAGATTCGTGCCAATATCGTTGCTAACGGCCGTATTGAAATCGGTCTATATGGTTATGTTGCAGTAGTTAATCGCTATCCAGCAGCATTCCGTAAACTGTCAGTAGCTTAATTTAACTGAGTGCCTGTGGTTGCTCCCGATCACAGGCATCCTTTAATGGGAGTAAGGAGATGACATGCCAAGCATAATTACAGCCACCGAGTTGAGATCTGTGCTTGGTGTGTCGTCTGCTTTATACAATGATACTTATCTGAATGGCATAATAGATACAGCTGAAAACACAATTTTGCCAATGTTGGTTACATTCAAAAGCCCAATTCAAAAAGTGTCGCTGACTGATAATGTCGCCACTTTTACTACACTAGGAATTCATGAATTCACAGCAGGACAATCAGTTGTCATCACAGGATGCGGAACTCCATTCAATGGAACAAGAACAATACTTGACTCAGATCTTGGCGCATATACCTTCCAAGCTGCAATCACAAATGCCGATGTCGTCGAAGCAAATGTTATTCCATCTGGAGTCGCGACTTTATCTGGAGCATCAACTTATGTTGGAAACGAATCTGTTCGATCAGCAGTTTTCGTTGTTTCCGTTGAAGTCTTTCAATCAAGAGTCGCAGCCGGCGGACAAATCGAAGGAGTAGATTTTACAGCATCACCTTATAGAATGGGTAGATCATTATTTAATCGTTGTGTAGGTTTATTAGGTGCTTATTTAGATGTCGAAAGCATGGCTCAATAAATGCCAGCATCAACAATTCTTTCAGCTGTTAGACAACCACTTGCCACAGCTTTAGCCGGTGTTGCAGGAAATGTTTATGCTTTTGTGCCAGAAACAGTTATCCCGCCAGCAGTTGTCTGCGTTCCGCAATCGCCATACCTTGAAATTGAAACAATTGGCAAATCAGTAATTCGCTGTCGTGTAAATATGACAATCACAGCAGCAGTTGCCTATAACAGCAATCCTGCATCTTTGGATAATTTAGAGCAACTTATTATGAGCATTCTGGCAGTTATTCCTAACGGATATGTTGTCGGATCGGTCGATAGACCAACAGTTACACAAGTCGGAGCATCAAATTTATTGATCTCTGATATAACAGTATCAACCTATTATCAACAAACAACATAAGGAGCGAAAATGCCTACCACCGTTATAACAGGTCGGGATGTTACCTTCACAATCGGCGGTAACAATTTCGATGCACAAGCTACAAGCGCAACACTTACTGGCGAAATGGATCGTCAGACCTATCAGACACTAGACGGAAAAGTCTTTAAAGTAACTGATAACAACTTTACATTTGATGTTGAAATGTTAGCCGACTGGGGCGCAACTGGATCTCTATGTGAAATCCTATGGGGCGTTGCCGAGTCAGCACCAGATACAGGAATTAACACAGTTATGACAACCGCATCAGGAGCAGTCTTTACTTTTCAAGTATTACCAGTATGGCCATCAGCCGGTGGAACTGCACCAGATGCACAAACAGTTTCTCTTTCATTCCAAGTAATTGGCGTGCCAGCAGAGTCATTTAGTTAAAAAATAAAACGGGAGCAAACAAATGAAACTAGCAATTACAATTACATATAACTCAGGCGAGGAAGCAACTTACACAGCCCAACCGCCTGAGTGGGCTAAGTGGGAGCAGAAAACAGGAAATATCATTAGTCAAGCATCTGAAAAGATGGGCGTTAATGATTTAATGTTTTTGGCTTATCACGCACATAAGCGAGAAGCAGCTGGTAAGGCTGTCAAACCTTATGAAGCATGGATGGAAACTGTTGCCGATATTCAAGTCGGTGATGTGAACCCAAAAGCCATCCAGTAGGAAGTCTTAGTCGCTTATTGGTGCAGTTGGCAATAGCCACTCAAATTCCAGTAAGCGAATGGACTAACGCAGACGACATATTAACAGCGATTGAGATATTGGAAGGTGATAACAAATGACTACACCTTCGAT